AACAAATTCAATGTAGAACAATTTATCGGTAAAAAACTTTATACTTCTTATTCTGGTTATGCTGGGCAAGGAGGCAAAGATGAATTTATATTAGGTGAAGTTATTTCAGAATGGGACTTGGCAAGTAGAAGTATAATGAATTTTGGCGAGTTTGAGGGTAAAACTCGACAAGAGTATTGGGCTTCATTCTTCACAAATGAACAAGTTATTTATTCTCAAAATAAATTATTGTTAATTACTGCTGATGGTAGAAATACTTTTATTTATTGCAATAATTTAGAAGATGATTACTTCTGCTGTTCAGATGATGATAGATATGTAACATTTAGAATCGAAGAATAATGCTGATATTTTTGAAAGAATATACTAAATTCAAACAAAATGAAAGATTATATTTCACACATACAAAGCCCTTTAAGTAACGATGATTACAGTTTGTTTATGAAGGCTGTATCAACAGAAGGTTCAGAAGCTACGGCTTATCTTTGGGTTCAATGGTATTTTGATTTTAAGAATGACCCAAAAAATCTAACAGAAGAACAAAGCTTCAGCATGGCAGAGGCGGTTCAAAAAAATGCAAAAAGAATTTACAAATTAAGAAAATGAAAAATACAAACCTGTTACCCTGCAACCGCAGGGCTTTTTTTATTTATTTTTTACTTGTTATTTTTATTTGTTCTAAATAAAAATAATTTGTATATTTGTGATAATGAATAAGGAAGATAATTTGTTGTTGAATGTAGCCAGTTATTTAAGGCTGCAATATCCTGCGGTGCTGTTCTGTCATATCGCTAATGAAAGGAAAACCAGCATACAGCAGGGTGCAAAGTTAAAAAAACTTGGCGTAAGAGCAGGAATGCCTGATATACTCATATTCCAACCAAATAAGACTTATTCAGGCTTGGCGATAGAGCTTAAAATCAAGCCAAATAAACCGACTAAAAACCAGTTAGAAGTCTTAACTATGTTGAGCAATAATAATTGGAATACGGCTGTATGCTATAGCTTTGATGAAGCGAAAAACTTAATAGATAAGCATTTGAAATGATAAGAATAAAACCAAGTAAGCGAAACACAAACAAGCACACCGAAGCTGGTATGGAATTGCTGGAAAACTCCATCAACGAGGTAGGTGTGATAGAAAGTATTTCCGTAACCAAGCAGGGAACAATTATTTCTGGACACGCCCGAAAAGAAAAATTCGACAAAAAGGGCTTTGTTCCAAAGGAAATAACCCTTGCTGAAAATGAATATCCTGTAATTGTCCGCAATGATATTGAAGATAATACAGACACTTATTACAAAGCACAGATATTAGCCAACACCACCGCGCATCAAAACTACAATCTTGATGTTGAGGAAATAGAAGTAATTGCTGAGGAATACGATTTGGATTTAGAAGAACTCGGAATTGAGGTAGAAGATGCGGATTTGTCGGATGATTTAGAAACACAATTTTCTAATGAAAATTATTCAGATAAAAATAAAGAAATTGACATAGATGGATTTGAGGATGAATTGGTCCTAAAGCTCAAATACACAGAAGCAGAATATAACATTGTAAAAGAGCAACTATTAAAAATAGCACCAACGCCAGAACAGGCGGTTTGGATTTTGATAAATGGAGACAAACATACAGAAGCATAAATTTCCATACCAATGGAATTTAAAGAATGGTTATCCTGCAAAAGGAATTGACCAGCACAATTTAAAAGTATTCGGCACTTTCATTTGTGGCGGAGGTTCTTCAATGGGGTATAAACTCGCAGGATTTGACCATTTAGGAGGTGTAGAGATAGACCCAAAGGTCGCGGAAATTTATAAACTAAATCACAATCCTAAATATCTGTTCATAGAAGACATTAGAGAATTTAACAAAAGGAAAGATTTACCAGAAGAGCTTTTTCATCTTGATATTCTTGATGGGTCTCCGCCATGCAGTTCGTTCTCAATGGCAGGAAACAGAGAAAAAGACTGGGGAAAGAAAAAAAGATTTAGAGAGGGGCAGGCATTACAGACTTTAGATGATTTGTTTTTTGATTATATTGCTCTTGCGAAAAGATTACAACCAAAAGTCGTAATTGCAGAAAATGTAAAGAGACTAATCCAAGGCAACGCAAAATCATATGTAAAGAAAATAAAGAGGGAATTTGAAAACGCAGGGTATAAAGTGCAGTTGTTTTTATTAAACGCTGCAAGTATGGGAGTCCCTCAAAAAAGGGAAAGAGTTTTTTTTATTTGCCAAAGAAAAGATTTGAATTTTCCAGATTTGAAACTAAATTTTAATGAAAGACCTATTCTATTTTCAGAAATAAAAAAACTAAATCCAAAAGGACCTTTCAAAGAAATAATACCAAGTTGCCGTGACCTTTGGGAAAAAGCAAAACAAGGGAAGGGCTTGGATTCTGTCCACCCAACAAAAAGTAGTTTTTTTTCAAAAAGAAAACTGGCAGATAAAGAAGTAGCAGGAACACTAACAGCTCACTGTTCAGAAGATTTTTTGCACTCCACAGAAAAAAGATGTTTGAATGAAGAAGAAATAAAGCTGATAGGCGCATATCCATTAGATTACAATTTCAAGGATATTGATTGCGGCTACTTAATCGGTATGTCTGTTCCGCCTGTTATGACCGCACAAATAGCACATCAGGTTTATTTACAATGGCTAAAAAACAAGTAAAAATATGAATACCCCACAACATCGCAAACAATGGATTTTAGAGGAATTAAAGAAATCTCCTCTACTTTCACATGGGGAAATGTGGGGTAAATATGGGGTAAAGTGGGGAAAAGGTAAAACAACATTTGATAAAGACTGGAAACACGCCCAAGAAGAGCTAAAAGCATGGCAAAAATCAATCAATGATAAGGTAATAGAGGAAACTACCAAAACAGAAATAGAAGCGAGAAAAAAGGCTGTTTTGACAAAAGTAGAAGCGCTGGCTATTTTATCAGATATTGCAAAAGGAACGGCAAAAAAGGTGGGCGACCAAATCCTTATTCCATCATTTAAAGAAAGAAACGGCGCTGTTTCTATTTTGGCAAAAATGGAGGGCTGGAATGCAGATACCAAGTTAAAGGTATCAGGGGAAATAAACACTATGCCGACCGCTATCCAAGTAGAAATAATCCTACCAGAGGATGAAGATTAGGTTTTTTGATTTTTCATTTTATTAGTTTTAAGTTTTAATCGCCTCGCAGAAATGTGGGGCTTTTTTAAATTAGAAAATATGGACAAAAAGATAAAATTCAAAGCATCAAAGGTGTTTGCCGAAGTGTGGGGGGCGCTAAATGAAAAAATACCCAACGGCAACACTTGGCAGCACAAATATAAACTTATCATTGAGGAGGGCAGTTCAAGGAGTTCCAAGACTTGGAGTAACTTTCAGGTCCTGTATAATTTCCTTGCGAACAATCCTATTTCCTCGGCAACAGTATTGAGGGATACGCAAAAGAGTTGCAGGGATATTGTGGAGAAAGATTGGAGAGAATGGCTGAAAGACCCACAGGTAAGGAAGAAACAATTTGAACGAGGCGAAATAACCATTGAAGAGTTGGACGCTTACCTTGAAGAAGAGAACCTTTATCAGTATCTTATAGAGAACAAAACCAATCACACTTGGACTTTCAGAAATAATGGCAACATTTTGCGATTTACTGGATTGGATGATGAAGATGATGCGATGGGTATGACTCAAACCATCTGCTGGATAAACGAGCCTTACAACTTCTCGGAAGAGGTATATCGGCAACTTGCCCAGCGTTCCAAGGTTATCATTTTTGACTGGAATCCGAAGCAAAACCACTGGATAGAGAAAGAAAAACTAAAAGAAACCACCTATGTGAGTTATTCTACTTTCAAAGACAATCCGTTTATTCTGCCTGAACAACGGATGCAGATTTTATCCTACCAGCCGATAAAGTATTGCGATGCTGTGATTTCCAAAACCCTCAATGAAAACAGCGCTAAAACCTACGATTTAGAGGCTAATCCGTTAAATTTAACGGCAAAGCAAATCAAAGAATTAAAAAGGTGCAGGTACAATGAAGATGTAGGTTCTGCTTCCGAATATCATTGGCTTGTTTATGGTCTTGGGCAGAAGTCCGAGAAACCGAATAAGATTTACAAGAATTGGAAAGTAATAAGTCTCAACCAGTATAACGAAGTCGCAAAGCACGGCTACCGAAAGTATTATGGATTAGACTATGGCTTTGCTAATCCTACAGCGTGCGTGGAAGTGATGTATGATGGCGACAAATCATTCTACATTCGCCCACTGCTTTACAAACCTATGAACCAAATGGAGGGACCGCTCGGCGAACACCTTAAATATGCTGGTGTTCCTATTGGCAATGTTACCTTTGTTTGGGCAGATAGTGCCGATAGGGAACCAGGTAGCGAGATAAGTCTAACCAACGATTTACGAACATTATATGCAATCAACGCTGTGCCGACCTCAAAGCCAAGTTACAAAGCAAGGTTTGATTTTATCAACAATGCACGAATATACTATGTAGATGATGGCGACTTTGATAATGAATACCAAAACTACGAATACGAATTTATCAACGGACAACCTACTGAAAAACCTATTAAAAAGAACGACCACTACATGAACGCCACCGAATATTGCATTTGGGGGATAAAGGAGTATCTTGGGATTATGTTTTAAGTTAGGGGAAAATATTTTGAAAAAAGTTGTAGAAATATTTGTTTATTATACAAATGTTTAATATCTTTGTAGTGTAATAATTAAAGAATCAGACATGAAAAAAGAATTAACAGAAAAAGAATGGGAACTAATAGAAACTATTAGAAATTTTAAAAAGATTTATCCACCATCTATTGAATTAGAACTTTATATTTATGCACTATTAGATAGGTTGATGGATAAAGACAAAAAAGAGTAACCCAGCCCCGAAAGGGGCTTTAAAAAATAAACATTATGGAAATAAAAGCAAAAAAAGAAAGTATGAAAAATCAGATGTGGGATATTATAGTAGATGTTTCTTGGGCACAAATCTCACAGAAATATTTCGGTAAATCCCGTTCATGGTTAAGTCAAAAACTTACAGGAATAGATGGAAACGGCAAAGAAACAGAATTTACGAATGAGGAAAAGGAAATACTGAAAGGAGCATTATGTGACCTTGCAAATCGTATTCGTATTTGTGCCGACAAAATATAGGCTCTGATTCTATTATTACAACAGCCCTGCACCTTGAGCCTAAGTGCAGGGCTTTTTGTTATTCAAAGGTGTTATCAAAAGTCTTATCAAATATTTTTCTTCCCCATTTAGAGTTTTTGATTTTCCCTTTTATGGTTAATTCATTGGCGCCTTTGTCGTATTGCAGTGCTTCCGTTCCAAAAGGATAGATGCTGTAAGTTTCGCCACCAATATAAACATCTATATACCCTCTGCTTGGTATCTTCTCGCCAGTGTAGATATCTTCGCCTATTCGCCAACGATTGTAGAGATTGTAGAACTCCTCAAAGGTTACATTCGTGAGCGTTACCTCTATGTTTTCCGTTCCAAACAATACACGGCTGGACCTTCTTAACCTTTGAAGGTTGATATTTTCATTTAAAACATCGGTTTCACTTGACAGGTGTGGGATTTTATCCGTATCAGGTTTTACCTCTATTTTTCCGTTGTTCTTGTAGTTCGTTACGATGATATTCTCGCTGTTGGTCTTCTTGGATAGTCCACCACCGAAGAGCGGAAACCACCTTTTCATATGGTATTTCGGATTGTGGTAAAGATTTACGGCTGTTCGCTTGTTTTTCACTCCCTCGGCTGAAATAAATCCATCCGTTGCTGTGGCGTTTCTGTTCTTGATTACATCGGTCAGGGTATGCTCTATCTTGGTAAGGATAGTTCCCTGTTCTATTCCTGCTCGTTTGTCAAGGGTAAGTGTGTGGGACTTAATAGCAAGTATCGTATATTCTCCTACATTCAGCCCCTCCACGATTTTGATTTTCTCCCCTACTTTGAAAGGCAGGGTATCCCAAGGCGACTTTGAGGCTGTAAGGGTCAGCACTCCTCCTGAATCCGAGTGTATAATATCAGGATAAGAACCCGTATCCACATAACTTCCTGTAATGGTGTCTATCAATACCAAATCATCATCGTTGTCGTTGGTGTTGTCGTTGGTATCATCCAGCAGGTCTTGGATTTTATACTCATCGATGATGAAACCAGTGGTTTTGTCAAGTTTCTTTTTAACCGACTTTATTGGCGTGGAACACTCCATTTTCGTGTTGAAGTTGAAAATATCCCCTTTCTTCTTGGTAGAATATTTCTTTGTTCCGAATATCAGATTGTTGTAACTTATATCCTTATCGTTCTCTATGGTCAAATTCTCTTGAACAAAGTCTTTACTTGTAAGGTCGTAAGCCTGAACATCTTTGAAGAAATAGTCTATATCCTCCACGATAAGTTTATTTTCTATAACATCAAAGCCAAGGGCTAATAGTGGCGCAGCGCCCTCGTAGAATAGCGACTTGAACGAAGTATTGATTTTGTTTTCGCCTAAAAAGATATTCGCCACGCCACGAAGAAAAGCGCCAGTTGCTACATATTGATTAGCATATTTGCCACCATCTGAAAGAATATTTGAAACCAATCTTATTTGTCCATCAGAGTAATTCTCTGCTACTTTGTCTATAGCATCAAAAAGGCTTACCACCTTGGACTTTCTGCCGAGTTTATCGATGCTGGAAGATATTTTAAGGCTAGTATGTGATACTTTGCCTGATATAATAAACTCTTTGTTTCTTATATCACTATGTGGCATGATACCTATCTTTACTGTGCTGTTTGCAGGTAAATCACCTATTGCCCATCCTTCATTGACAATGTTCATTTCTGAATAGTTGCCTATATCCGTGTCTCTGCTGGATTTTAAAAATATTGTATTTGAACCGTGTGGAGTTTCTATCAATAAAGCGATACTAAAAGAAAAAGGCTTGTAGTTTTCTCTGTAACCTTTATCATCCCAGTTATATATCGGATTATATCCTTTTTTGAGGCTGTATGACCTTGCTTTGAAATGCAGATTAGAAATTGAAAACACTACATTAGAGAGTTCATTTCTTGTATGAAATAGAGTATTCTGTCCCCAATATGCTATCTCGCCACTTTCATACATATAGCGTGGATATTGAGCCGCCCACGCAGGGTCGTGCAGTTCTTCCCTTGTAATGTTTGCTTCCCAATCGCCTCCATAAAGAGGAATATTTTCCCCTAATTTAGATTCTTCACTTCTATTGAATTTTGGAAATACCCAAGTCTTTGGCGGTATAAATTTAATATTTGAAACTATCTTTTGATATTGAAACCAAGGGTCAAGGTTTTTGTTTCCAATACTTTTTTTATAGTTATACCAGTCGTAATTCTCGCCATAATCGTTCATCCACCATTCTGTTTTCACCTCTTCCTCTTCGGCTTTTAGCACTATCTCACGGCTTCCTATCGGCTCTATTTGGTTTTCATCTAAATTCTTTGTGGCGAATAGGTTTATCGTGGTATCCTCACGAGTGTAGAATTTGTTTTGCGCTTCCCTCTTCTTGATTTCACACTCTATTACTCTTTGGCTGCTTTCGTAGTTAAGCTGGTATTTGTTTAGGTTTATTTCAAAGCCTTTGCCTAAAATATCCTTTTCCACGCCGTTATGGACAACATACCATTTGAATATAATCTGCCCATCGCCTCCCTGCTCATCATATACGCCTTTGATGATATTAAAGGCTTCCTTATCGTTGTATTCCAATATCTTTATCTTGGATGTTTCGCCAAGGATAAAGTTATCAATGTTGTAATAAGTTTCATTCACATCGATGCTGATGTCCAAAGCATCGAAGCCATCAGGCTCTTGTATTTCGTGCGTTCCTGCAAATTTCCCTGATAATACTTCTAATCGGAAAACCTGTCCAATTCCGCTTTGGTATTGTATGTTCTTAATCCCTTTCATTTCCCTTTATTTTAATGATGTTTTTGGTTTTCTTTACTCTGCTTACTGCCACTGGTATTTGTCCGCCTTTTTGGGTGTATATGTAGCCATTTAATTCAAACACGCTGGTCTTATCATACTTCCTCATTACTCGGTCTTGCTGTTCGCCTATTTTAGAGGCTAATTTGTCATAGTCTATTGCTGGTGTGTTGATGTTCATCGGCACTTGGATATTCTTAACCACTCCGTGAGAGAGTAGGGCATCATCCAGCGAAGGTGTTTTGATATTCTCTAATATCTTTCGTGTTTCCGATGCTGTGTAAATTCGGTCTCCCTGCTCCAAGTATTTCAGTCTTGCACCTTTGTCGGTTCCTAAATCCTTGATGTTTCCGTGCTTATCGGTATGGATTTCTGCTCCTCGCTCATCTGTCCATGCCCAGCCCTGTGGTGCGTTTTTCGTTCCCACAAAATATTGAGGCACTGGGTTTTTACTCATAATCAGCCCTGCTTGTAGCGCACCGAAAGCAAGTGCAATTCCAGCAGGAACAAGACCAGCGGGAACACCAAGTTGTGCGATAGACTGCGTTGCTCCTAATGCTCCATTCATCAGCGCCTGTTGTGCCTGTGCCCTTTGTTCAGCCCTTGCCTTTTGTGATTGTATCATCTTTTCTTTTTGCGCTTGTTGTTCCTTGATTACCATGGCTTCATCTTCCAAGGCATTACGCTCGGCTATTTGCTCCTCTGTAAGTTCAGAAAGACCATTAAGGGCATCAAGTCTTTTATCAATGAAACCAAGTTCTGTTTCTGTTATCATCTTTGAGCGTTCCAGTTCCTCATCAAGTTCAGCAATAGTTCGCTCCTTGCCTGATGATATTGCTTTCCCTGCAAAGTCGCTGATTAGCGCTGTGGCTGTGTTCATATAGTCAGCAAAAGACATAGAGAAGTCCTTGCCTTGCGCTAAAACCTTGCTGTATAGGTCAGAAAATTGCTTACTTACGGCATCTAATCCCAAGTCCGCCAAGTTGTTCTCTACCAAGTTTTTCAGTGGCTCTAATCCCTCCACGAGGCGCAAGAACATTTTGTAGGCTTTGTTCTTTTCGTTTTCCATTATGGAGGTGTCCAGTTCGGATATTTGCAGGTCGGTTTGTGCGAGTAGGACTTTGTCATCCTCGTTGAGGTCTTTGCTTTGTGCTTGTAGGAGCATTCTTTTTGCTTCTAACTGCTGTTTTAGGAGCTGGAGTTTTTCTTTTTCCTTTTTATTGACTTCTATCGTGGTGTCGTATTCCAGCAGTTCCAAGAAGTATTGCTTATCCTTGTAGGATAAGTTCTTGTCTGTCATTATCTGCTGTTTCTTCTGTTCGGCAGTTTCTTGACCAAGAAGTTTGATATACTCTATTTCCTTTTGGTTTTTCTCCAATAGGGCTTGGTTGAGTTGTCTCATTTTATCCTGCTGACTTTCGTTTTCATCGAATAGGTCTTTGGATTTTTGAGCCTCTATTTCCCTTTGTTCCTGCTTGTATTTTTTAGCGAGGTCAAGTAGTTTGGTGTAGTATCCATCCTTTTCTTTGATTACGAGGCTGTCTATTTCTATTTCCTTTACCAAAAGGTCATAACCTGTAAGCTCGTTTTGAGCCTGTACTCTCTGTCTTCGGTATTCCTCCAATAGTTTGTTATGCTCAAAATCTAAGTCTTTACGAGCTTTGTCAAAAGCCTCTTTATTTAATTGTTCTTTGGTTTTTTCTTTTTTCGTCCTCGTTTTCTTTTTCTTGGTTTTTTCTTTTTGTGGAGGGTCTACTATTTTTATACTATCTCTTAAAACTAACTCGCCATCAACCACCGTATATTCATTTGCTCTTTTACCAGTAAATTTACCTTTTGCCCAAGCGTCTCTCCAAAAGTTATTATGCACGAAATATCTTTGTCCATTTTTTCTTGCATTTGCTACACCCTCTTCTAATTTTTTTTGATTTTCAAGATTTTTCAATGTCTTTTCATCTCCTGATAATATAGCTTCGTTTTCTTTATTAAGTGCGGCTAATTTATCACGGGTTTTATCTATAATGGAACCATAATCTTCAAGTTTTTTTACAGCATCCTCTGTTCCGAAAACAGCATCTTTTATTGATGCCGCGAAATATTCTATACTCTTAACTACGAGTTGAATAACGGTGCTTATAATGACAAAACCCTCTTTTACCTTATTTGTTAATAGATGAACAAAGTTCCACCCCTTTCCGTTTTCAAATAAATTGCCTGTAAGGGCGTTAATCATATCACCCACAGCTTCCAATATATCTTTTAGTTCGCCCATGATACTTACACCATCAGCACCTCCTGTAACAGCTAAATCAAGGAATTCTTCTAGTAGGTTTTTGGCAAATTCAAGGACATCGGAAATAGCATTAATAAAATCTTTATTAGTAGATAAAGTATCCAAAAACTCTGTCCATTGATTTTTAAGTCTATTCTGTGCACCTGCAAGAGTTTCTATATTTTCAGCAGTATCTAACCCATATGTTTTTTTTAGTTCCTCAGCAACTTTTGGTAATACTTCGCTGGATATTACTTTGCCTTGTTGTAACATATCTCCAAGTTCAGCGGTAGATACACCCATAGCATCAGCAAATATTTTTAAAGCTCCGGGCAACCTTTCTCCTAACTGACCTCTTAATTCTTCAGCTTGGATTTTCCCTTTGGATACCATCTGTTCCAAGGCAGTATAAATACCCTTTATCTGCTCTGCTGGAAGCCTTAATTTAGCACCTGCTCCTGCAAAGGCACTGAATATTTCCATTGCCTTTTCTCCCTCTAAACTGGTGTTTTTTGTTGCTGCGCTGAATTTAGAATAATTATCCGTAAGGCTGATAAGCTCCAATCCATATTTTTCTGCTACTTCTGATAGAAATTGTTTTTGATAGCCAACTTCTTCTTGGGTTCTAAATACCTCTTTAAGGGCATAGTTTACAGCGTTAAGGTCTTTTATTGTTTCATACGACTGGTTGGCAATATCACCCAGCATTCTTGCTCCTTCCGCCATGAGGATACCCCCAGCGATAGACCCCGCACGGCTCATCATTCCACTAAAACCTTTCCCCATTCCATCCAGTGCTGATTGATAGTTTCCGACATTTCGCTGATTGTCACCTACACTTCGGTCTATTTTTTTAAGGGCAGAATCAAGCCCTACCGCTTTTAGTTTTGCTTCGGTAAACTCTTTGGATAGTTTAGAGAGTTGCTTCTCGTAGTCAGAAACCCCTATCTTACCATCTTTAAAATCTTGTTCTAATAACTGCATTTGTGCCGCCAATTGCTTTGCTTTGTGTTTGGCATCCAACACCTGTTTTGTAAACCTTTTATAGGGGTCTATACTTTCAGACAGGATTTTTTTCTGTTTCTCCTGCAACGATAGGACTTGCTTCTTCGCTCGTGCTTCAGCATTCTGCTGGTTGGCAAGTTCTTTGGCTGTTCGTGCTTGCTCGGTAGTTATTTTAGCATTGGTAAGTCTGATTTGCTGGGTTTTCTGCTCTATGGTGGTTAATTCTTTCAGGGTTTGCATGTATTCTTTGGAATACCCGTCTAAATCCTTTATTCCTGAAAGGGTTTCTTTCGGTGTACCCCTATTGAGTTTGGCGTTGGTTTGGTCTACGGCGGTATTTAATTTGTTAAAAGACCCTACCAATTTTGAAACTTCATCACCTATTGCTTTAAGAGCTTCAACATTTACATCTTTCTGTAATATTACTAATTCATCACTCATAAGTTTTGTTTTTTATTATAAGATTCTACTTTTTTTATTGCCATTTCCTGCATTTTCCCAAATCGGTATAGACTGGTTTTATTTAGGTCTATTGTCCGCTCTAAAATCATCTCAATGTTTACAATAGTATCGTTGATATTGGCGGGTTCTTTTTGTAAGTTTTCTTTTTTAGCGTTTTCTATATTGTTTATGGCTTTATCAAGGTTAGCTCTCCACATGGCTATTCTTTCCTCTATGTATTTTTTTTGCTCTTGTAAATCATCGCTTTTGCGGATTTTGATATGAGAAAAAGCTGTTTTTACATCCTCCCAGTTTTCAGGCATTCCAAGTTCCTGTCTTAATGCGTTTTCTCTTTCTTTTAGTTCTAAAATAGCCAAAAGGGTTGAGAATTTGATAATATTTATCTTTGCGATTTCTGCATTACCAATCATCAAAAGGTCATTGGTTTTGGCATTGATAGAGATGCTGTATTCTTTAAGAATATCGTTAAATCGGTCTTTTAACTCATGTTGTGTTTCCTCGCTGTTTTGTGTTTCTTCACCATCATAACCTTTTATGAGATAGTTATAATCTCCTGTTTCAATTATCCGCTCATAATTGAATAATGGCAGTTCCTTGCTGTCTTTATAAATCCTCATTTATTTTATTTTAAATCTTTCTACAAATTTACTATTTTTATTTAGTCTAAATAAAAATAATATTTTATCTTTGTAAAAAGATTTTTGTTTTGGGAATTTTAACAAGAATAGACAACGGAATATCGGCTTTTAAGGCTGCATTTATGGGTAGCAGTGTTGCGCCTATCTATGCAAGGTTAAGCAACGGCACACACTCCTATAACTACGAAACCGAGCGTATGGGGGCTTGGTCTTTCTTGGGAATAGGGAAAACTTATTTTTCGCCAAAGGAAGACTATAAGGCTTACTATATCGACGGCACTTTCCTTTCCGACTGCATCAATCTGTATGCTGATTTTGCTTCACAAGTGAGAATCCAAGAAGTGAACGATAAAGGCGAGGCTGTGGAAAATTCCGAATATCTGAAATTCCTTAACGAGCCGAACGAGTTTCAAAACCAAACCGATTTCATCAAGGAAATGGTGGTTAATCTGCTCACTACTGGGATGTCTATCCAATACGGCAATTTCTTTAAGAATGGCAATTTAAGAGCCAGTCCATCGCTTTTTAATTTAGAGTTCAACAATATCAAATTCCCTGAAATAAAAGACCCTTACACACTTACAAGGGAAAATATTAAAGGATTAAAGATAGTAGAAACTCTTGCTAACGGACAACAGAGAACAAGAGAACTGCACGAGTTAGCATTCTTTTACGATACTATCGCCAAAAAGAATTACAGAGGTGGCGGAGCAGAAAATATGTTTTTCAATCCTATTTCCCGTATTTCTTCTATTCTCTATTCTATTCAGACCATCCTCAACAGCGAGGATATGATGTGCTTCCTTACTTCTAATCCTGTAAACTCTATCATCAGCAGGAAAGCAACAGGGGCAGGGATTGCGCCATTAAGCGGAGACCAAAAGAACGATATAGAAAGCAAACTCAACGGAAGAGGAAGATATGGCGCTGGAATGGGTAAGGCTGGCGATGTTATCGCAACGAACGAAACGCTGGAAAGATTAGACCTTACAAGGGATAATAAGAAACTGCAGACCATAGAAATGCAGGAAAACGCCAAGGAAAACATCCGAAATAGGTATTTGATTCCAAAAGACTTCTTCGGTGGAAGCACCTATGAAAACCAGCAGTTTGCAGAGGCTAAATTCATTTTAGGGAATGTAAAGACTATTACGGATAACTGGCTTCAAGAACTGACCAACAAGTCGCCTAAATATTTCAAGGAGCGAGGAACAAAGCTGATTGGAACATACGACCACCTGCCGAGTGTAATCGCCATTAAAACCAAGCTCAAAAATGAGGGCTTTAAATTCAAAGCAGAAGCGTTGGTATCGCTTTTAGGAGCGTTTGAAAAAGCGCAGGAATTAGGCGTAAGTAACGACTTTGAGCAGTTTGTCAAAGAAAGAGGTTTTGAGGACTTTATAAATAACGAATGATGAAAAAAGAAATAGAAAAAATAGAGCAAAAACTGAAAGGCTCCAAGTCCAGTCCAGCACTGGAACAAAGCCTAAAAGACAAAAAGAAGATTTTAGCAAAAAACCAAATCGTAAAGAAATGATAACAGCAAAAGAAATACCTAACAGAACATTTGAGACCAAAGAGGATATGTTCAAATTCTTAAAAGAGAACAAGAATTTCCTTATTTCACAAAAGAAAATGGCGACAAAGTTGTCAGACCCTTTTGCGTTTTCTTTTGCCGTGAATGAAAAGGGCGAAGCAATTAAAACAGCAGGAATAACGCCTGATGATGTAAATACTATCAGAATAAAGGCGGTTATTAACTCTACCAATATCTATGATTCTCACGGCGATGTTTCCATCAACGGAAGCTGGAACAGAACAGCCAAAAACTCCAAGAATATCTACCTGCTGAAAGAACACAAGATGAGTTTTGAAAACATCATCAGTGATGAAGTGGAAGTGAGAGTAGAGAAATTCAACTGGAAGGATTTAGGATTTAATTACTTGGGAGAAACAGAGTGCTTGGTGTTCTATGCCACGCTGAAAAAGGAAAGAAATCCTTACATGTTTGAGCAGTATGCCAAAGGATATGTAAAAGAACATTCGGCAGGGCTTCGCTACATTCAGCTGGAACTCGCTATCAATTCAGAGGCTGAATGGGATGCAGAGGAAAAAGCCGTTTGGGATAAATATTACAATGATATTGTAAATAAGGAAGATGTAGATGAATACGGCTACTTCTGGGCTGTAACAGAACAAAAGATAATAGAGGGAAGTGCTGTGGTCAAAGGCAGTAACTTCGCCACTCCAACGATATTTGTAGAACCCGTCGCTGACACTTCTACTGCAAAAGAGGACTCGGATAATTCCACTCCTAAAAGTGTGATTGAAAATTATTTAGTAACCCTTTAAAAATTTACAAGATGAATTTTGAAAAGAAAACCTTAGCAGAAATTGCGAAGATGTCAGATGAGGAAAAAGAAAAATATTTCGCTGACAAAGAGGCTTTTGAAACAAATCAAAGAGCAGAAGAATTGAAAACATTAAAGTCAGGGCTTGAAAATGTTATCGCTACAAACCAAAAAGAAACACAGCAGTCTATTGACAATGTGCTTAAAATCGTGGAAGAAATCAAGGCTACACAAGGAGGTCTTACAGAGGATGTGTTCTTGGAAGCAGTGAAGAAAAACCACGAGGCGATTAAAAAGGCTTACGAATCTAAAACTGGCGTGGTAGAGATTGAGTTTAAAGCAGTAGGAAACATCACTACTGGTTCAGTTGCTATGGCAACAGCTCCTAACATTTTAGGAACACAAATCGCGCCTGTTTCTAATGTTAATCTTCGTGGAATGGACATTGAGAACTTCGTGACTGTGTTACCTACTTCTCAACCTGTTTATGCTTATACGGAGACTGTGCCGAAAGATGGAAACTACGAGTTTGTGGCAGAAGGAACAGCAAAACCACAGATTGACTTCAAGGTTTCAACAGAATTTGCGAAACCAAAGAAAATCGCTGCTTGGATGCACTTAACAGAAGAGTCTGTTTATGACATCAAAGGATTGGAAGGTGTGGCAAAAGACTACTTGAAAAAGAAACACGACCTATTCAAAAACAAGGCTATCTTGTTCGGTGATGGTGCAGGAGAAAATCCAAAAGGAGCAACAAAATATGGTCGTGCGTTTGTAGCTGGTCCTATGGCGCTAAAAGTTACAAAGCCTAACTTCATGGATGTAGTGAATGCAGCAGTAACGGACATCGCTACTACTCACAACTATGAGGATGAAACTCCATACATGGCAAACTTGGTGCTTGTGAATCCAACAGACTTCTACTTGGAATTAGTAGCAGCAAAAGACAACGAGGGAAGACCATTGTATCCAACGGCTTCGCTATTCAACACGGTGGTAATTGGTGGAATGGTTATCAAGTCTGATGAGTCTATTCCACAAGGTAAAATCTTCGTGGGAGACCTTAGCAAGTATAACATCACGGACTACCTTTCTTACACAGTGAGAATTGGATGGATAAATGATGACTTCATCAAGAACCAGTTTGTCATCTTGGGAGAATCAAGATTCCACGCATTCGTGAAGAAACTTGATGAAAAAGCATTCATCTACGATGATATAGCAACCATCAAAACAGCAATTACAAAAGCGTAAGTATGGAAGTAAAATTGTTAAGAGAATGGGGCGACCATAAGAAAGGTGCAGTTTTAGACATTTTGGATGAAACTGTAATACAGGCTGGTTTAGATGCTGAACTTTTTGAGCCAACAGACAAAGAAAGTAAAGGTAAAAAACCTGCAAATGTAGAAGAGGGTAAAGACACAGAACAAGCTGAAAA